ACCTTTGGTATTTGCATTAGGTGCAGAGCCATAAGCAAACGTCACAGGAATAAACTGATCTCCAATAGTTTTACCAGAGAGAGTTGTTTCTGTACTTGACGTTGACCATACGACTTCTGTTGCTCCATCCATTGCTCCACTTTCAGACTGATATGCTGAGCCGAAAGCAGCATCAACGATGATCTCATCCATTTTACGAGCCATTGCCATACTGGTGGCTTCTGCATAAGGTTGAAAAACATCGTAATTCATACGACGCTGATCAAAGCCTTCCACAAAAAACCCTGCATGGTAAGGTCGAGCTGTCACTCTCCTGCGCTGATGAGCGATGGCTTGAACAGGAGAATCTGCGAAACGAGCATTTTTGTTTTCAGCTGTCACACCACCAATGCGATCAATAAATTCTGCAATTCCAGAACAATCTAGTTTCTGAGATACAAAATTTCTCAACCTGGTAGTCTTCTGCTGTAACATATGCTGTACGTCTGACGCATAGCGTTGAACGTAACTAGTTTCGATATCACTAAATGTTGGCATATTGTTACCTATAAAAAGTTAAAAAGGGTTCAATAGCCTAGCGATTATCCAAAGGGGTCGCAGATAAATTATTAGAAGGTCATACGATTATCTTCTACTAAATTTTCTTTTTGGCATAAATTAACGTTGGGGATAGGCAGTTCTAAACAACCCATCCATTTTAGTAGAAGCTGGACCATGATTAGGATCAGTTTTGTCCAAATAAGACTTGGAGAATTCTTTATCTCTATAAAGACTCTCAATCTCCTCCTTTGCCTGTTGTGGACTCATACTTCCTCCTCTGCCAGATCCTACTACTAATTGTTCGTCACCTAGCATTTCTCCTACTTTAGAGAATGCTTTTAGTAATTCTGGATGATTACCTAAACCTGTATCATCCATTAATTTACTAAATTCTTTTGATGAGAACTGTGCAAATGCTCTCTGAGCCATATCAATTTTGCTGTCGTAATTTGCTCCCCACTCTCTTTTGAGTTGAATCTGACTATCAACTGCAAAATCTGCATTTGCTTTATCAGATTCTTTGGTTTGCTCTTGTTCAACAGCAGCATATAACTGAAGCATACTTGCCGCTTGATCTTGCGTAAGACCAATCTGGTGAGTTGCATTTTTATAAAAATCCAATCTAGGATCTTTAGTATCACCAAAATCGTAACCGTCAGGTGTTTCTGGTCTGCCGATCTTATTGTAGAAATTGTCCCATGATTCTCCTTCTTGTGGTAATTGTACAAGATGGTCAGGGTTTCCACCTATTTTTTTAACTGCATTAACATAGGACTTTGCTAAGTTATCTACAGTTGAAAATGTCTGAAGACTTGGTTCATTTCTCAAGTTTTCAGGTAATGATGAAGGGTCGAATTGCATTCTGTCAAAGTGAGATGCTTCGCCTGTCCCTGCACCTTCTCCAGAAGAGACTTGTCCTGATGCTTCAGGAGTTCCTTCAGTAGACATTTCTTCCATTATTGTCTCCTTTTGATACGTTCTTGTTCTTGATAATCATACCGCCTACGAAGAGTTTCGAGGTCGGTCTGCACATACTCCATTATCCTTAATATTACCGATCTTTGACCTTCTTGAAATGCAGCTATATAGGGATCTGGAGTCTGATTCGTTTTGTAAACATGATATTCTTTTGCAAGTATAGTAAGAGCATCTTCTCCGTTTTCTCCTGCAAATACATCCTTAAATATTTCACGCTTACGCTTATCTTCGTTCCATCTCATGCTGCACTAGCTTGGGCTCTTTTTGCTTCAGCATTAGCTTGTCGTTCATCTACCTGTGCCATTACTTGTGCTTGTTGTTGTTCTGCAGCTATTTGTTGCTGCTGTTGCTGTCTCTGTATTATTTCTTCAACCTCTTCTTTAGTTCGTAAATTAGAAGGAGGTACTTGCAAGACTTCAGCAGTATTCTGTAATATACGTTGAGTATCAAAATACATTGGTATTGTCTGATCTATTTGTGCAAGAGGCATAATCATTTCAAATAACTGAACCATTGAATTTACTTCACCACTTCTCAGTGAAATTGAAATAGGATTAATATATTCTATTCTATATCCTATTTCTTCTAAAACAGGAGGCATTGGACCTAACATCATTGATCTCATCAATATATTCACAGTACGTCTAATCAATGGATCTAAAAATTCAGTTTCCTGACGAGCCAGAAGTGGACCTAGAACTGGCATCCTTTGTCTCATTCTAACAGAAACTTCTGTTGCACTAAATCTCATCACATCCCCATCTGGTGCAGTTGGACCTGGTAATTCCAACACATCAAGGAAAAAGCCTTCTTTTATGGAATTTATTAACTTTGCACTTAGTTCCTGTGCATATTCAACTCTGCCAGTATTAGGAGCAGGAAAGATCATGTCTTTACCACCTATACCAACATTATAATAATTTATTGCATCTGGTGTAGTATCCAATGGATCAAGAAGACCTGAATCTGGTACAAACATAGGAGGTGATATTGCTTTTTGAACACCTTTAAGATATACCTTTTCAACTTCATTCATTAAACGCATATCTGGTAGAATTTCCCATGCTGGTCCTCTACCATATATCTCTCTATCAGATCTTTCCCACCTTGCACAGATATATGGCATTTCATCATAACCACCAATTTGTATTACATGTTTTTTATCTTTTAAATATGTTATAGATACAAATTGTTTATCCCATTTTTCAGGTAGAAATCGCATAAGTGTCCATGCAGGACCAACTAAATGCACCACATCATAATCTTCCAGCAGTTTTTCGCTGAATCCTTTTTCAGCAATATCTTGTGGTAATGATTCTAATGGATATCTGCTTACTAAGTCTTTTGCCGTTTGTTTGTACATTCTGTAAACGGTATCAACTTCCATTTCACCACCAGCACCCAATATACAATCTGACAGAGGGAAGTTCCTATAACGAGGACCGACACCAGGGATATCTTCAACAAAAACGATACCAGTTCCAAAAGCCCCCGCTTCAAGATAATATTGAAAGATTGCACTATGGAAGTTTGAGGAGGGTCTTGATATATGATGTTTGATGATTCGTGTCGCATTTTCTAACCATAATTGAACATCTCTTTGTTGATCTACAGATGTAATTCCTGTAGTTAATTTAAACCACTCTGCACCCATTGGTGTAAAGACATTATGTATTTGAGAAGCAAAACGTTTTAATGCCCTCATTGCAGTTCCCTCAAATGCCATTTCAAGGCGTTCTTCACCTAGTGAACGTTTTGAGGTAAAATCTGAACGATGAGGAAGGACATATTCTGCAAGTTCCTGCCAATGGCGTTCCCACGTTGTACGATTACCTTTTAGATACTCATAATGCTTATCAATGATTGTACCTAAAGGATCTTTTTCACCATATTGTGCCATAAATTATCCTAATTAAGAATATCCACCAGCATTAATTTTCGATGGTGCCACATTATTTTGCTTCCCAGTTGAAAAGGTTCTCTGTTGAAGAATGTCTCGTCTCCTATCTCCTCCAAGACCAAAAGGATCACCTTCAAGTCCTTGTTTCATTGAAGCCATAGCATTATCAGAATCCATAGTATTAGTGTCATCATCATCATCAGAAGTTATATATGGACCAAAAATAGCATTAATATAACCACCAAGCTGCCCATATATGTCCCCTTGAGCTTCAACTTCTTTAGGTAGATCCCAACCTCCTTTACCTACTCCTGCTGCTTCTTCATACCATCCAACTGGATTTGTGATCAGAGAGTTTGGATTATTTATATCAATTAATGCTCCTGTTCCTTCAAGTGCAAGTTCTCCTACATCACCCACAAAATCACTTGTATGTTCTACAAATGTACCAAAATCGGATGCAGTATCTTGTGCTGAATCTGCTGCAGCCACAATTGAATCTGTATTTTCATCAATACTTTGTTCAATATCTTCAGTTACATCTGCAACATTTTCATTAAATTTATCTTCAGCATCTTCTAAACTATAAATATTCTCTTCAATAACAGTTTCAGCTTGATCTTGAATAGTATCATGTACAAGTTCATCTGCATCAGGTATTTCTTCCGCAATAGCTTCTACTGGATCATTTTCTACAATAATTTCAGTTGGATTTGGTGAATGATCAACTACATCAGTAGCTATATCTGTAGCAGCACCAGTTATAGTTGTAGCTGCTTCAGTTACAGGTTCAGTAGCTTCGTCTACTGTTTCATGAACTGTATCGACAACAGTTGTTACAGGATCTTTCCCTCCTCCTCCTCCACCTCCTGGCATATAATCTCCTTAATTATTTGTTAGTGGCAAATAAAACTGATACCGAGTAATTATTTTTTGATTAATAGCTTCTTCTACTTGTTTTGCCATTCTTGCAAAGTATTCCAAGTCACTATATCCAAAAATACCTAAACACTTATTCTTTTTTGCAAACTCTGAAATGACAGGATACGCATCAAAATAAAATTGAGATACTGTTTCTTTATCAACATCTTTTGTACGAGTTAAAGAAAATAATACTAGAGTTTTTCTTTTTGTAAACTCACAAGTCTGTATATGGGTCAATAATAAATATTCATCTTCATTTTCAATCCAGAGATGCATACATTGATTAAAAGGATTCATCAATCTGGAATAAATACCTTTTAAGTATTCTTCTGAACCTCCTTCTGTAAGAATACCTCCACCTTCGGTAGCCTCACTAGCACTTATAAGATCAATTTTATAGTTTTCCCAATTATCTTTAACTTCTTCGACTGTAACAAGTCTTAACATATTATTTATGAAACATTTGCAACATTCAATCTTCCACGCTGATTTTTAGTTAAATCTGTATTGCTGACAACTTGTTGTTCTCTACGCAAACGATCTTCTATTCCTGCTGGTATTTCCCAATTACCAGCATTAATTAAACTTGGATCTTCTGAATCTGATGATACAACGGTATTGCTACTCCCACCACCACCTCCTCCTTTGTCTGCAAAATATTTAGTACCAGACAGATGATGTGAA